GTTTATAGAATATAACAGACAGGACGTTTCTCTGTTAGATAAACTAGATAAAAAATTAAAATTTTTAGATCTAGCCAATACAATTGCACACGAAAATACAGTTTTGCTACAAACAACACTCGGGGCTGTTGCTGTCACTGAACAGGCTATTATTAATGAATCACATCAGAGAGGATTGATTGTTCCTAGCAGATCAAACAGAGACGAATTAGGAGATACACAAGCCGCAGGTGCATATGTTGCATACCCTAAAAAAGGTCTTCACGACTGGATAGGATCAATGGACATTAACAGTCTATACCCTTCAGTAATTCGTGCGTTAAACATGGGTCCAGAAACTATTGTAGGACAATTAAGACCTGTAAAAACTGATCAATTTATACATGAGCAAATGAATTTGCATAAAAAATCGTTTGCAGCAGCATGGGAAGGTATGTTTGGTACATTTGAGTATGAGGCTGTCATGCGGCAAGATCGAGCATTTGAAATTACGTTAGATTTAGAAAACGGAGAGACTCATATTTTAAGTGCGGCTCAAGTTTATCAACTTATTTTTGAAAATAATAAGCCATGGATGTTAAGTGCTAACGGAACAATTTTTAGTTACGAAAACGAAGGTATTATTCCCGGATTGCTAAAAAGATGGTATTCAGAACGTAAAGAGTTACAGGCTAAATTAAAGGAAGCAATTAAAGCCGAAAATAAAATTGAAGAAGAATATTGGGATAAAAGACAACTAGTTAAAAAGATTAATCTAAACAGTTTATACGGAGCCATTCTTAATGTCGGATGTAGATTTTTTGATAAAAGAATTGGTCAGAGCACTACGTTAACTGGAAGACAAATTGCCAAGCACATGGCTAGCAAAATTAATGAAGTAATTACTGGAGAATACGATCACACTGGAAAGAGCATCATTTATGGTGATACTGACTCTGCTTACTTCAGTGCATACAGTACATTAAAAATTGACATTCAGAAAAACTTAGTCCCCTGGGATAAAGATATTGTTATTCAACTTTATAACACTATTGCAGAAACAGTTAATGCCACTTTTCCTCATTTTATGCAAGATTCATTTCATTGTCCAAAATCTAGAGGAGAAGTAATTAAAGCAGGTAGAGAAATTGTTGCCAGTAAAGGCCTCTTTATTACAAAGAAAAGGTATGCTGTTCTTTATTACGACAAAGAAGGTAAAAGACTAGACGTCGACGGTAAACCTGGTAAAATTAAAGCAATGGGATTAGACTTAAAACGTGCAGATACTCCAGAATTTATGCAGATATTTTTAGAAGAAATTTTAACCAAGGTACTAAACGGTGCTCAAGAAAAAGAAATATTGGAGAGAATTAGTGAGTTCAGAACAGAATTTAAAACTCGCCCAGGATGGGAAAAAGGTTCGCCCAAACGAGCCAACAACATTACAGAATACGAAGATAAAGAGAAGAAGGCTGGCAAGGCAAATATGCCTGGTCATGTCCGAGCAAGTATTAATTGGAATACGCTCCGTAAGATGAATGGTGACAAATATTCTATAGGAATCGTTGATGGAATGAAAGTCATCGTCTGCAAAATGAAAGATAATCCCCTAGGATTTACCAGTGTTGCATATCCTGTAGACGAACTTAGACTACCTAAATGGTTTCAAGAATTACCGTTTGATCATGCAGAAATGGAAGCCACAATTATTAACAACAAATTAGACAACCTAATTGGTGTTTTAGAGTGGGACCTAAACTCAACTAAAGATGATAATATGTTCGGAAAATTGTTTTCCTTTAATTAAAAAAAATTGTTGACTTTTATCATTAACCTAAATAAAATAACAGAAAGGATTTTATATGAAAGATATTTTACAAGACATTGTTAGTCACACACACAGCCTGGGATTCCTTAATATTGTTAGGGTAACCGGCACAGATGAAAAAACACAAATCGACAGCATGGCCGATGATCGAACTGTTATCATGTTTGCAGAAACATCTAATCCGTACGAAGACATGATCGGAGTATTTGGAATGGCACAAATGAATAAACTAAAATATTTGTTAGATTGCCCCGAATATAAAGAAGGTGCAAAAATTGAAGTAGTCAAAACTGACAAAAACGGAGAAACTTTTCCATCCGGACTACTTTTTGAAAATGCTTTAAAAGATTTTAAAAACGATTATCGTTTTATGAATTCCGAAGTTATTAATATTAAACTTCAAACAGTTAAATTTAGAGGCGTTAAGTGGGATGTCGAAGTTCAACCAAGCATTGCTAGTGTACAAAGATTTGCATTCCAAGCAGCAGCAAATAGCGAACATGCTACATTTTTAACAAAAACTGACAGTAATAATTTAAAATTTATTTTTGGTGATGCAGCAAGTCACGGTGGTGAATTTATTTTCGCACAAAATGTCACAGGTAGTCTAAACAAAAATTGGTCTTGGCCTGTGTTACAGGTATTGAGCATACTCAAAGCATCCGATGTTAACAATTGCAAAATGAGTATCAGCAATGAAGGTGCTCTACAAATTACACTGGACAGCGGCCTAGCAACTTACAAATATATTATTCCAGCATTGACATGATTACAAGTCTATCATCTGGAAAATACATAACTGTTAACGGCTCTTCTGGATCGTATTATAATAATTCTTCTCAGACGTTTACAGGCATGTTACGCTATCATAGCGGCGGACGAGTTGAAGTTTTTGATGGTACTTCTTGGATGCAGGTTAATTCAAATCAATTTGTAGATTTAAGCCCAGATACTCAAATAATTATAGAATGGGCAAGAAGTAAGATGATAGAAGATCAAGAATTAGAAAAACTAAGCCAAGAACATCCTGCTGTTAAAGCCGCATATGAAAATTTAAATCATGCAAAAGAACAGTTAAAAGCAACAATTATATTGAGTAAAGATGAAGAAACCACCAGTTAACTTAACCCCATTACAAAAAGACTATGCTGTATATTTGCCAGCTATTAGTAGTTTCTACAGTACCTATGTTGCCAAGCAACGCCTAGAAGAATTTGTTCCTAAAGATCGAATTCCTAAAGGATTTGATCGCGGTATTGAGGGAATGAATTTCTTAAATGAAGAACAAGGATACTTTACCTACAAATATGCTCTTTATTCAGCAGGCCATGCACAATTAGATCTTCAAAAAAGTCTAGAACAAGAGTCTATGATTCAACAACGTGATCGTGGACAAACTATGATTTTAGGAGATTCTGGTGGATACCAGATTGGTAAAGGTGTTCTTAAATTTGATTGGTTAAATTTTGAAGGTGCAGAAGCAAATAAAACACGTCAAAAAATTCTAGAATGGCTAGAACTAACTGCTGACTGGTCTATGATGTTAGACGTTCCAACTTGGGCCTGTGATCATATACACAGTCCTAAAACTGGACTAAAGACATTTGAAGATTGTCTAGAAAAAACACGTTTCAATAACGATTACTTTCTTAAGAATCGCTTAGGTCAAACTAAATGGCTAAATGTTCTACAGGGATCAGATTGGGATACTGCGGAACAATGGTACAATGGTGTAAAAGAATTTAGTGACTCCACAGGTCAGTACGCTGGCAAAGAAGCAGAAGGGTGGGCCTTTGGTGGTGCTAATATGTGTAAGATGGACATTACTCTTAAAAGATTAATGACCATGAGGGAAGATGGAATGCTGAAAGGCAAAAATTGGATCCACTTCCTGGGCACTGCTCAATTAGATTGGAGTTGTTATCTTACATTAATCCAAAGACAACTAAGGAAACATATCAATGAAGAAGTTACCATATCTTTTGATTGCGCCTCACCGTTTATCGCAACTGCACACGGGCTTGTCTACACAGACAGTTCACACCAAGCCAAAAGGTGGAGTGTTATTATGGACAAAGCACCAGATAACAAATCACTTTCAAAATCAGACATCCCATTCCCATGGAAATCAGAAATCGCTGATAGGTTAACTATGGGAGACATTTGCTGGTATGCTCCGGGAATGTTAAACAAAGTAGGTAAAGAAGGTAAAACTTCTTGGGATAGTTTTGCTTACGCTCTAATGATGGGCCATAATGTTTATTGCCATATTGCAGCAGTGCAAAAAGCACAACAATTAATGGACATAGAATCTGCAAGATTTAATCCAAATTGGAGATTGTCGGGAATCGAAGGTAAAAAAGAAAAAGAATATAGCGAATGGGTTCCAAATCGAATACTTTACTTTAAAAACTTTTTAGATGAATTGTTTTCCACAAATACTAAAAAAGAAGCATTTGATCTAATTGAACAAGCATTGCCATTTATAAAAAGTTTGGAAGGCGCTAGACTACAAGGCGGTCCTGCTCAAAACAATTTTAGAGTTTTATTTAAATCTAGCGAAATTAAAAAAGAAGAAATTGATCTTGCTAACCCAGATGACGACGAATTAAGAGCCTTAGAAGAAAGTATTACAGGAGAATTAAATGCCTCGTAAAAAAGAAACAGTAAAAGAAAAAGATGTAAAATGGCCCAAAATTATTCAAGGTAGTCATAGTACCAGAACCGAAAATGAAGATGGTCGAGTAGAATTCGTTACAGATTGGGATGCTCTTCAAAAAGATGTTCATAATGCATTGACAGAATATGAAAATTCCGTTAAACTAAAAAAGTCAAAAACTTCAAAAGTTAAAAAATGAAAAGAAATTACGCATCTGGTGTTAACGAAAACATTGTTTTCTTTACTGGCAAAGAAGTAGAACGGACTCCAGCATACGGAATGACTACATTATTTGTAGTAGGTATTCAATCCGTAGAATCTATTGCACTTAAAATGCAAGGTTGTGAGCATATCTTCTTTGGTGCTAACCATAGTTATAATCCTCAAACTTATGACGAACATAAGGCTTGGGAAGAAATGATCCAATTTTTCCTTGATAGAGATTATCTATGCAGTCTTGATATTCCGATGAATCAAGTCGAAGAATTTCATGAAGGTGGTCTTTGCGAATATGATAATTTTATTCCGCAAATTCGTGTACCAATTCCGTATATTAAACTTTGGAATTACAATACGATGCTCAAAATTGATGACAAAGGTTTTAATTCAACTAACCCCGGTGTGTGGTCACACAGTCTACATACACTAATGGATCGTAGTAAATTTACAGACTGGAATCAATATAATAAGGACAACGTGCTTCAATGAATACCGAACAATCCATGATTTGGGTAACTTTCCAAAAAGAAGGCATTCATCATTATCCAGACGCTAGGTTTAATCCTAAACTAGTTACTAATGATGAATATGATGTAAGTTTTTTAGGTTATCCACATAGACACATTTTTCATTTCAAAGTATATATCCAAGTTCATCACGATGATCGTGATATTGAATTTATTCAATTTAAACGTTGGCTCGAAAGCCTATACAACGAAGGCACACTCGAACTCAACCACAAATCCTGCGAAATGATTGCAAGAGATCTTCATGCAACCATTAACGCAAGATACCCAGTCCGAGAGGTCTGGATTAGTGTAAGTGAAGACAACGAAAATGGTTGCTTCATTAAATTTCCATCAACCCTTTAATTTAAGGTATTTTTAAAATGGCATTGTCTCCTAACGTTCAACGCACTCTTGTTATGAAGCCCGAAGTGACTAAGATCTTCGATGATCTTGAAGCGTGGCTTAATCATTGTCGGTTTAATCTGCTCAAGTATGACGAGAGAGATCTTTACAAATCCCCCGAATACAAAGCATGGGCTAAGGAAAAAGGAAAAAAGACAAAAAGTTATAAGAGACATTCATAATAAAAAAGCCGCATTATGCGGCTTTTTTTAGATCTTTTCTTTTGGAACCCAAAATCTATCCATCTTTTTAGGTACTACTTGCCAATCTCTACCCAGTACTGTACCATCATTAAGTGTTTGAACATAATCAATATCATTCATATATTCACACAGTTCTTGTGCAGTATAACCAGCACGTAAACATTGTTTTTCTACCATTTCTGTTTGAATAACAGGCCTATCTCTATCGATCAAAGTCCTAGCACCTTTAATAACAGGCAATTCCCATCCTTCAACATCGATTTTGATTCCATCAACTTCTGTAAATCCAAAACTATCTAATGTTTTAACTTCAACTGAATATTTAATTTTTTCAACTTTTGGTTCTCGACGTTTTGCCCATCCACTTTTAGTCAACTGCATTTCCCCTTCTGGGACAATATGATTATGGCCAGCATTTCTTGGATGACAATACATTTCAGTATTGTATGCTTTATCACTAAGTGCATATGGAAAAATTTCAACTTTCCCCACAGGCGCTAAACTTGCCCAAGAATCATCTGCTAATTTATACCATCCGTCGCTGTCAATGAATGTAGATTGATTATGTTGTAAGTTTTCTTCAAACCAACTTCTTACCCAAGGTGTAGGTTCAAAACTTTTTACTTGTTTTGCCCATGTTGCATATTCAATACTGTTATTTCCAATATTTGCACCAACGTCAATTATTGTTCTTGCATTTTTAGTTAAATCTCTAAATCTTCTCAGATTACTAATTTGATAACCTCTTCCTGCCAATCTTTGAAGGTACAATGTATCTTGGTCTTCTAAAATAAATTTTCTTCCTATGCGATTGGTAATATAAGTAGTTGCGGGACTATAAACTTGTGTCATATAATATCCTTAAAATTGTTGAAGATATTTATGACACAATTTTTTTAAAGTAAGGATTCGTGAATGTCAATTTATATAATAGATCTAGAACCGGTTGAATCTAGATACACAGCACAATGGAAAGATCATGTACCAGAACTTCTTAAAAAAACAGGACATCAAATTCAAGTTATTAGTGGCCCTAAAGATATTCCTAATGCCACTACTCCTGGTGCCTTTCTTAATTTTGGGGGGACTAATGTTTATAAGTCTAGCCAAGTTGAGCAACTGGGTCGTTTATTTTGCGCCGGAGCAATTAAGTCTGGTGATCATTTTCTGTTTACTGATGCTTGGCATCCTGGTATCATAAACTTAAAATACATGAGTGAACTTCTTAACATCCCAGTTAAGATTCACGCTCTGTGGCATGCTGGTAGTTATGATCCACATGATTTCTTAGGCCGACTTATCAATGATGCACCATGGGTTAGACATGCCGAAAAAAGTTTTTTTCATGCTATTGATCATAACTATTTTGCAACTAAATTCCATATTGAAATGTTCATGGAAAATCTTTTAGGAGTAGATTTTAGAACAGGCGCGATGAGATACATAGAGAATAAAAATATCATTAGGTCTGGTTGGCCTATGGAATATATGGAAAAAACCCTCGAGCCTTTTAAAGGACTCACAAAGAAAAATCAAATTGTTTTCCCTCATCGAATTGCTCCAGAAAAACAAGTAGAAATTTTTAGAGATCTTGCCAAACATTTACCACAGTACAATTTTGTAGTTTGCCAAGATCAACAACTAACAAAAGACGAATATCATAAAATTTTAGGCGAATCTAAAATAGTATTCAGTTGCAGTCTACAAGAAACACTAGGTATAGGCTGTTATGAAGGTGCGTTAGTGGGTGCAATCCCAATGGTTCCGGATCGTCTTTCTTATAAAGAAATGTATTACGAAGGGTTTAAATATCCTAGTCAATGGACCGAATCTTGGAAATCTTACGAAATTCATCGACGAGAAATTTGCTTTTCTATAATTAGATTTATTGACAACTACGATAAACATCTTGTTTATCTAGAAAAACAGGCAACAGATCTTACAAATTATTTTTTCAGTGCAAATTCGTTATTGGAGAATTTTAAATGAAATGGTTACTAAATATTCTTGAAAAGAATAATCGAAAAAGAATTGTATTGGATAGACAATCAAATGAACCATATCTCGAACGCTATTATCTATTTCTCCGCGACAGAAAATGGTTTCCTTTCAATGTGTTCTTGCACAAGTTTCTTAAGTCAGACCCCGATGATGTGCATGATCATCCATGGCCTTACGCTACTTTAATTCTCAAGGGCGGTTACTACGAATGGGTTCCACAATTTAATTCTACTGGAAAAAAGATTGGCGAAATACGTCATTGGAGGGGACCCGGTCATTTTCGTGTATGCCGGTCTACTTCGTATCATCGCATTGAACTTGCCGAAGGAGTAGAATGCTGGACAATGTTTATGCCAGGACCTCAACGTCGCGAATGGGGATTCTTAATTCCAGGACAAGAACATGATCGTTGGGTACACAACGACGTATACTTAAAACATAAATCAAAAAATGGATAAAAATAAAGAATTAGAAACTGCTAATGTCCCTTGGACAAATCCCATTAACGAAGATTATCATGTCACTGTTTACCGAGATGGATATCCTGTTTCTCCCGGACACCTGTTGTTCGTTCCCAATTACAACACTCCAGAAGTTATTCAAGATGCATTTTACGATGCATATAAGGCAGGACTAGAATTAGTAAAGTCTGGAAAGGCAGATGGGTTTAACATTGGGTTTAATTTTGGTAGTGCCGCAGGACAAACTGTAATGTATCCTCATGTGCATTTAATTCCTAGATACGAAGGTGATGTTGAAGATCCCGTTGGAGGAGTAAGAAACGTTATTCCAGGAAAAGGTAATTATAGAAAGTGGCCTAAATGAGAATCGAAGACGAAATTAAGTTAGATTTTAAAGACGTTTTAATTCGCCCAAAGCGTAGTACGCTTAGTAGTCGCAAAGAAGTTGATTTAAATCGCACTTACAAATTTAAACATAGCGGGTGGGAATGGACTGGTGTTCCAATCATGGCTGCTAACATGGACGGAGTGGGTACTTTTAATATGGCAAGAGAATTGCATGAACACAGAATGTTTACTTGTCTTGTTAAAAGTTATGAGTTCGATGATTTCATTGCCCACTCGGTTGAAAACAATTTCCAATTTGGAAACTATTGTGCCATTAGTACAGGCACCAGTGACAAAGATTGGACCAAATTACAGCAAATTCTAAATACGTATCCAGAATTACATTTTATATGTATCGATGTAGCAAACGGTTATAGTGAACACTTTGGAGACTTTGTTGCTAAGGTCCGTGCTAGATATCCTACACATACTATTATTGCAGGTAATGTAGTTACTGCTGACATGACACAGGAGTTAATTTTACGTGGAGCAGATATTATTAAAGTTGGTATTGGGCCTGGTAGTGTTTGCACTACTCGTATTCAGACAGGTGTTGGCTATCCGCAATTATCCGCTATTATTGAATGTGCCGATGCCGCTCATGGTCTTGGTGGACACATCATTGCTGACGGCGGCTGTACTTGTCCTGGAGATGTAGTCAAAGCATTTGGGGCCGGTGCTGACTTTGTAATGCTAGGCGGTATGCTAGCCGGTCATGATGAAGGCGGTGGAGAACTTATTACTAAATGGGAGCCAACTGGGGATTATATATTTGATCCTACTTTATCTGTTGCAATTCCACCAATGCCAAATTTAACAAAAAAATCGTATGTTCAATTTTACGGTATGAGCAGTAACACTGCAATGGATAAACACCACGGCGGAGTAGCAAGTTATCGTAGTAGTGAGGGTCGCACAGTTACAATTCCATATCGAGGAAAAGTGAACGATACTGTATTAGATTTATTAGGCGGGTTAAGAAGTGCTTGTACTTATGTAGGTGCACCTACATTAAAACAACTTAGTAAGTGTACCACATTTGTGAGAGTAAGCAGACAAATAAACGATGTGTTTGTTAAATAATTTTTGTTATTTTTTGATCGTAAATTGACGTACAGGCCTGCATTTTACATGGTTCGGGTTCTTTTAACAAATCAAAATTTTTAAAAATATTTCCATGATTGGTATTATTGCAATCTGAACCAGAAATGTAACCTTCTGCCGATATTTTTAATTTTTCAATTCCGGCAAAACATTTTTTTCCTGTAAATGAGGGACTGGTCTCTAGTATTTCAACCCATTTTTGTTTAAAAGTTTCTTCTTGTTTTCCTCGATTTTTATCAACCCATTCTTTTCCAAATAATTTTTCTAACTGATTTTCTGTATACGGCAACAATCCTAACATATATTCGGCACTTTTATATAAAGCAGTTTTTTCTACATGCATATTATGCATTTCTTGTACTAACTCGGCCCTGTTCCAATCTTCATCGAAATAGTCAGGTCTAATTGGAACCATCATTTTAAAAGTTTTACTCTTAGATTTAAAAGTTTGAATTATATAATTAATAAGATTAGGATTTTGCCAATAATGATAAGTTAAAATCAAATTATCTAAATTAGGTTCAATAGCAAACCAGTCTAACCAAAGTTTTCCACCGTTGGTACTTAATGTTGTTGTTCCACCATTTTCTTTACACAGTTTTAACAACATTGGAAATTCAAAAAATTCTAACGGTTCTCCTCCATCAAATTTCCAATTAATTATTCTCCCCATACTATTAAAATGCTCTATCATTTTTTTAGCAACTGATATGTATTCATCAAAATGCCTAATACCACCTCCCCAAAATTTTGAAGGACAGTATGAACATCCGCCTGTGCAATAATTATGAATGGTCCAAGAAATTTCAGTTTTATTATTCATTGCTCTTGATTTTTCTAAATATTAGTAATATACTTACTTATTATTCAAGGAATAAAAATGGCAAAAATTAAAGTTAGTGAACTATTTTATTCTATCCAGGGAGAAGGAAGATATATGGGCGTGCCTAGTGTGTTCTTAAGAACATTTGGGTGCAACTTTACCTGTGATGGATTTGGAATGCCTAAAGGAGAAAAATCAAATGAACGACACAATGTGGCAAGTCGTATTTCAGAGTTTAAACAGTATAGAGATTTACCTCTTGTTCATACCGGTTGTGATTCTTATGCTAGTTGGGATCCTAGGTTCAAAGACCTTTCACCTATGGTTGAAACGGATGGCCTTGCGGAGGATATCGTCAACCTCTTACCATACAAAAGATGGACGAGGGAACATTTAGTCATTACTGGAGGCGAACCTCTTTTGGGATGGCAACGTGCTTATCCAGAGTTACTAGAACATCCAAAGATGCAGAGTCTTAAAGAAATTACATTCGAGACGAACGGTACTCAAAGATTAGACGAAAAATTTAAAAAATATCTAAAAGAATGGCAAACTGCTAACCGTGATCGAGAAATTACTTTTAGTGTCAGTGCAAAACTTCCTGCAAGCGGTGAACTGTGGGAAGATGCAATTAAACCAGATATTGTATATGATTATTCCACAGTCGGTTATACGTATCTTAAATTTGTCGTAGCCACAGAAGATGACATTAAAGATGCGTTAATGGCAATGGGAAAATTTAGAGACGAAGGTTTCCTTGGTGAAGTATATCTTATGCCTGTTGGAGGCGTCGAAAGTGTTTATAATTTAAATAATAAAAACGTAGCACTGGCATGTATGAAACACGGTCTTAGGTACAGTGATAGATTACAAGTACCGCTTTTTAAGAACGAGTGGGGAACTTAAAATGAATAAATTTATAGAAAAACTTTTTGGTATTGATAAAATCAAAGCAGAAACTGAAGCAAACATTCGTGCAGCAGAAGAAGCCAAAAAACAAGCAGAAGAAGCAATCGCCGCTGCTGAAACCGCAAAAGAAACAGAACGTTTAGCCAAATTAAGTCCAAAAGAGTTAGCAACAGAACGAAAAGAACCCTGGGTTGCGGTTTTAGATACCCATGTAAATAAAGATAATCTCAGAAACGGTTTTTTTGAACTTGACTGGAATGAATATTTTGTGTTATCGTTACGTGAATCTGGTTACACCGGAGAAACTGAAGAAGCAGTAGTAGATCAATGGTTTCAGGAACTATGTAAAAACATAGGATCAGAATCCGGTGTTAACATGGAAAGAAGAGGAAGTGGCTATGTCAATCGAGCACTTCGTGATGATGGTATGACTGAGGTTTATTAATGGCTACATATATTCTTGTCGATACTGCTAATACTTTTTTTAGAGCACGCCATGTTGTTAGAGGCAGTCTCGAAGATAAAGTGGGCATGAGTCTCCATACTGTATTTGGTAGTATTAGAAAAGCATGGAGAGATTTTAACGGCGATCATGTTGTCTTTTTCCTAGAAGGGAGATCATGGCGTAAAGATTTTTACGAACCCTATAAAAGGCAGCGTTCAGAAGCAAGAGCAGCACTATCTCCTAGAGAAGCAGAAGAAGATCGTACCTTTTGGGAAACATTTGATCAATTTAAAGATTTTGTTATCAACAAGACAAACTGCACAGTATTGCATAATCAGCAACTAGAAGCAGACGATCTTATTGCTGGCTGGATTCGTTTTCATCCTAAAGATACACACATTATCATCAGTACAGACGGCGATTTCGCGCAATTAATTGCACCGAATGTAAAACAATATAATGGTGTAACTGGAGTTACTACTACACATGAAGGATACTTCGACGAAAAAAATCGCCCTGTTGTAGATAAAAAAACAAAGCAAATTAAACCGGCTCCGGATCCCGAATGGTTACTTTTTGAAAAATGTATGAGGGGTGACACTAGCGATAACATTTTTAGTGCGTATCCGGGTGTAAGAGAAAAAGGAACAAAGAATAAAGTTGGTCTAAGAGATGCGTTTGCAGATAGAAACAGCAAAGGATGGGCATGGAACAATCTCATGCTACAGAAATGGATTGATCACGAAGGGGTTGAGCATCGTGTGCTAGACGATTACTATCGCAATGTTAAACTTTGTGACCTTAAGGCCCAGCCTGATGATATTCAGAAAATCATCGACGATACCATTATTGCAAATAAAAATTCAAAAAATGTTGAACAGGTGGGGATTAGACTTTTGAAGTTCTGTTCAACATATGATCTTCAAAAAATTAGTGAGCAAATACAAAGTTATTCAGAACCGTTGAATGCGAGGTATACCACATGATTATTTCAAAAAATATTGTCCCAAACAAAGAATGGATTTTAGAAGACGAACAAGGAAAAATTGGATCTATTTCAAAAAAGAAAAAAGGTTACGACTTTCTTAGAAAAGGTCAAAAATTTGAATTTAAAAATCTAAACGAAATCAAAAAAGAGTTAGGAATACAAACATTAGAAAATTCTAACCCTTCTCCTTGTGTAGAAGAAAAGTACGAAATTTACGACTATCCGTGTAGTTCCAAACCGTTTAATCCTTTATACAACATACGAAAAAAATTACCGTTA